GTAGTAACCTTTTAAGTTTGCAACTCTAGGGTCACCCTTATCAATTAACTTTTTAATTTCTGTTGGGTCTGTAATACCTTGTGCTTTTAAATTATCAAAAACATCTTGTGCTTCATTTTGTTGTTCTGTTTTGTAATTGTCAGTAAACTTGGCAAAAGATTTATTAAAGTTTTTTAGCGAATTTGAAATTTGATTTAGTTCACTATCTTTTGCTTCTCTAGGTCTACCTGTAGAAGTTGATTGATAACGAATAGGTACGTATTGTGATTTATATGCCATGCTTTATCCTTTAAAAAACTTTCTATCTTCATTACCTGCATATTCTGTTGCACCACCAGCTATATTAATTGCTAATGCCATGTCACTAGGTTCTACTGGTACTGGAAGATTGTTAATTGTATTTGCGTAAGAAGCATAAGCTTCGTTTTCTTGTCTGTTAAACGACATCATATCTTTAGTAAACGCCATGTTAACATCCATAAAATCTTTATCTGTATCTGTACCTACGTCTTTATATATTGCTGTAGCGTTACCAACATTAAGTGCTAATTGTTTTGATAGTAGTGCAATCTTTTCTCTTTTAATTGCAAACTTTTCTGCTGATTGTTCTTTTGCTGCGTTAATTTTATTATTATCTATTTGTCCGTAGTCATCAAACAAAGCCGCACTCGCGGCATTTTTAGCATGAAAATTTGAAACAGAAGTTCTATAGGCAGCATCTTTTTTAGCGTTATGGTCGGCTATCGAACTAACCACATTTAACGCAAAGCCTGCTTCTGCTGTACACATATTATTTTAACTCCTTCATTACTAATATAAAATTTAATTTTTCATGTCCGTATGGTAACTTTTTCTTTGGTTCAAATCCTAAGAACTGTAACCATTTTAAAGTTTCCCAATTTCGTTCATCTACAAAGTTGTAAAGATATTTATAACCTTTACCCATTTCGTTTACCCAATGAGGACATTCTTTTAAGAATTGTCTTACATGGTTTCTAAGTTGGTCGCTTGATAACATCCAAGCTACACCATAATCTTTTTCATAGGCACATGGGGTTGACCCAAACATACCAATAACACCTTCTTCTTTTGTTCCTAAGATTGAATAGTTTTTTGCACCTTCATAAGTGAAGGGAAGAACTAATGCCTTTAATGGACTTAGGTTGTCCGAAGCTTTAATTTCACGTCTATCTGCTAAACGCATTTTTGGTGCTAAGTCGATACAATCATTAATGACTGCTTCTCTTACGCATTTTTCCATATTACATCCTTCTATTTCTTCTATGATAAAATCCTTCAATTTCTGCTGATATAAAGTGACAAGGCAAATGTGAAGTTGAAGTCAATTTACAAACATATCCTGTATTTTTACTTTGGATTGGAATAGTAAATGTACCACTTGCAATGTTAGGAACTCCAACTACTGAAGAAGCTGAGTTAATAACATTTCCTGACATTTCATAACTAGTTAAACTTCTACCGTCTGGTAAAACTGTTGCTTTAAAAAATCCACTATCTTGAAAATCAACATTTAAAGTTCTAATTTGATATCTTCCAGAAGTTATTGCTACAGCACCAGTTGAACTTTGTTCTCTTACATATGGCTTTGAAAACTCATATACAGATTCAAAAGATGAACCAAAAATACAAGAAGTATGATTACCTTTAACTACAACTGTAGTACCACTTTGACTATCAATAGTTAAGTCTGCACCATTTGTAGAGTCCATAGCCATTAAAGTTTGGTTATGTGCATATGGTATTGTAAATGTAGTTTTATCAGTTGTGCTACTATAACTACCACTTAATACTGAAGTTTGCATATCAATACTTACTGGAAAAGATAAAGAACCAAAATTAGGATTTCTTAAATCTATTCTTAATAATTTTAAATTTCTTTTTTCATTTGCTAATATGTAAATATAACTATCGTAAGCTTCTGCTGAAATTATTTGCATATTATTAAATGTAAATTTGGACCAGGCTGATTGTACTTTTTTATCAGCGTCCCAAAAATATTTATAAACAAACATTGTGTTTGCATTTGTAGATGTAATATCTGAACTTGCTGTGTAAGGTGCATTATTACTTCCGTCTAACGTATCGTGACATAACACAACCATTGTATCTTCAATGTTGTTAGAAACAATTTTGTATGCGTTGTTAGGAATTAATGTGTTAACTCCAATTGTTATATCTAAACCATCGTTAGTTAGTGTATCATCATCTGCAAAATATTCTGTTATTGCAGTTTTATCATTTCTGTTTTGTGCAAAGTAAACAAATTTACCTGCCGCTTTAGGTTCAACTTTAGTGTCATGTGCAAACGTACTTGTTTTAGAAAGTACGGCTGTTGTTGGTGTAATACTATCACCAGAAGACTCTAATATGTATTGTGCTTCTGCTGAAAATAATAAAAGTTGTTCGTTAAAATCTATAGTGTTGTAAAGTTTGTTTACAGTTGTACCACTAGCTGCAATATCAATAGGGTCAGTATCTAATACATCTGTACCAGTTGTTACATAAAAATTATAATACTCACCATTTTCTGTCATAATTAAATTTTGACCAGAAATCATTCCTAATCTATTTTGAAAGAAAGTTAAGTTAGATATTTTTTGTCCAACAAAACTTGGTGCAGGATTTGTTGTTTCATCACCTGCTACTCTGTTAGTGTAAGTTTGTTGTGCAAAAGTAAATGTACCATTATTATTGTTAACTAATGCGTGTGGCATTGTACTGTTGTCTAGTCCAAGTTTTACACCTGGTCCTACAGTTTCTTTCCAAACACCGTTAGCTACAAAATTTACATAGTAATCTGAAAGTGTATCACCTTCTTCACCAGTAATTTGAATAATCATTCCTGGTTTTGCATAGTAAGGTAAATCTGTAAAATCTTGTATAGCGTCTTTTACTGCATACATAGCTTGGTTACCAAAACCGTCTGTAGTTTCAACTCCAAAAGTACCACTACTAGCTGAAAGATAAATAGTGTTACCATAATGTATATTAGAAAACGTTCCTGTAATTCCAGAATAGTTTGCTAATCCTTGTGACGTACTTAATGTTGCGCCAGTGTCAGTTCTAATAGTTTTAAATCCTATTCCATCTGCACTACTAGACCAGTGTGAAGACGATGTTCCATATAATAATATATGTGCAATTTTTTCTGTGTCTCTAAATTTACCGTCTGTTGAAGCGTCATTACCAGTAGGCATTTGAAATTTAACTTCTATTGGATATGACCAAGTAGAATGATTTAATGTTACACTATATTGTCTACCGTATTGTGAACTTTTAACATAAATTAAACATTCTTGAATTTTTGCTGCTGTTGTACTAGAATTTTCTGTTACTGTTTTTTGTCCATTAGAGACAAAAGTGTAGTCTGCAATGTTTGTAAATTTTAAATCTTCTATAGCATTAGTAGTTGTTAAGTAAGAATTACCATTTGGAAAACTTACTGTCTTTTCATTACCTGCTAAATCAAAAACTTTAACACCTTGGTTATAAAATATAGCAACATACTGATTACTGCTATCTCTATTAATCCATTGCACTGCACAATTATTTGGCATTGCTTGTGATGATAATAAATTAGCAACAAACTGTGTTCCTGCTCTTTTAGATAATCCGTCTATAATGTTTGATTGAAAATTTACTTGGTCTTCAGCTTGAGATACATTTCTTTGAACTGCATTTTGCTGACTAATACCATTAATAAGATTTGGAATTGACTGCGATATAACTGCCATGGTCTAACTCCTTGATGAACGTTTGTTGCCACGATTAGTAATGTAATTCATGTTATATTCATCTTTAAGAATATTAGCGTCCATTGCTCTTGTGTCAGCTTGTTCAAACTGTACGTGTGCTTCTTGTTCATCTATGTTTGCTAATTTAACTAATTCACTTGCACCAATATATCGAGCTGCAAAACGTCTTGACGCTTTTACTACAATATATCTTCGTGCATATTCTGGAAGATGTTCAAATTGTTGAACTAAAACTTTATCTATTTGTGGGTCCAGGGTAAATACATCTGTATGATTTTTTAAGTCATATAAAAAACCGTTACGAATAGTGTATTGATATAAATATTGATAAGGTCTAGAAGCTTCTGCTTGAACGCAGTTAGAGTCTAGAGGAACTTTGTTGTCTGAGTCCCTTGCTTGTGTAACTTCAAATTCTCTGTTAAAAAACCATCCTTGTGACTGAACACTCATAGAAGTTTCATCTAAAATATTCTTAGCGACAGCTACGTCTGTTCCTATATTTCCTGTAATAGAACTGACTGGGGCTTCTCCGATAAAACTTAGCATAGTATTAATTGCTATAAGTTCCGTTGTCGCTGTAATTTGTGTTGTCATGATTTTCCTTTTTTAAATTAAAGTAGGGGACTTAGTCTCCCTCATCCCCTACTCCTATATAGTATAAATAAGCCTAATGAATATTAAGCGTCTTTAATTCCTACTGCTGATTCCGGACGAAGCACTCCGTGCCCCATCGCGTATTTAGCAACCATTAGAGTACCTTGTCTTCTAATGTCGTATTCCATTTCAGTAGCTAAATCCATTAACTTAACAGTTCCAACTGCTGTAGGGTGACAAACTAAACCTTCGAAGTTAGTCAAGTTAACTGCTTGAGGGTTTGAACCACCCTGAGTAGCAGAACCTTGGTCAACACCTGAGTTCACGTTTGAAGCAACAAAATGAGGAACAGCAATTAATCTGATACCTGCAATTTGTAATACCCTTCCTGAAGCAACACCACCGTTAGCACCACCACTGAAGTCAACATTGACTGCGTTTGTAGCGTTTGCTAATTTGTAGTACATTTCAGGTTTTAAGAAACAAACTCTACCGTCAGCCGGCACATATTTGTCGTCTAATGTTTTCGCAGCATCGAACAATGAATCAATAAATCCATTTGCAGATGTTGCTGCTGTTGAAGAAGCGATAGCAGTATTAGTTAATACTGTACCTGTATCTCCACCAGTAACGTTAGCAGTACTTGTTAGAGCTGCTTGACCAACTGTTTGTAGAACGTGTTTGTCTTTTTGGAAAGCTAATGCTCTTCCAATCTCAGTAGAATATGAACTTCTCACATCCCAATGATTTTTAGCTTCTTCAATATTTGATAAAAATGCTGAAGATATTAAAAGGTCATTAATTGTAATAACCTTTTCGTTGTGGTTCACATCAGAACCGAGTATTTCTGCACCAGGTGTATGGTACGCAGCAGTTGTTCTACCCATTACTGGGAAAGTTGCTGATTTACCATTACTGATACTTCTTACTGAATCAGTGCCTTGTGTTTTACTTGCTCTTTCAAAAGAAGTAATAACTTCTCCGGAAAAAACTTTTAAAAACAATGCGTCTTCTGAACCAGAAGCGTTTACTCGTCCAATGGAAGCCGGATTTGCGTTTGACATATTTGTCTCCTTTTTCTATTGTTATTGTTTAAAAAGCTTTCACAAGTTTCTAGTTTGTTTCACAAGATTGTCGTTCCTCGGAACGGTCAAGTTAATGGACTTTAACTTTGTGTTAGCAGTTGCTACCTAAATAGGTAACACAACTATGATTTGGCAGTTTTCGCAGCTCG